CTGCCCCTGCTGCGACAATTTTAGCATTTTGAGCGCTATCCGCTGCTTTACCTGCGGAGATCAAGGCAAGATTTGTTAAAGTTGCTCGAGCATCAACATCGACATCTTGAAACTGGCCTAGGGCTTGTGCCATGGCTTGAAGTCCAGCGATTGGCTTTTCAAAAGATGAGGTTGATAATCCCTCTAGATTATTGCCTACCTCGTTAAATGATTCAGCAAGAGCAACATTTCCTAGAATTTGTTGTGTTTTTGCTTCTTCTTGCTTTCCGATTTGTTCTTGATATAAAGAATAGACACCAATCAATGCTGAAATTGCTAGCGTTAGTGCCCCAATACCTAAAAGAACTTTTGGATTAGCAAGAGCGGTTCCTATAGCCTTCAGGCCAACACTTAGGGCACCGAGACCTGCTGACGCTGCGGGACCGACAACCCCAATTGCGCTTAATCCTGTCGCTAGACTAGAAAGGGTCATCATTAATGGTGCCAAAGCAGATAGAGCAACCACTAAAGCAGAAAATCCAATAATAAATTTTCCAACCGTTCTTTGCATTTCTGGCGACATTTTGTCAACTAAATTAGCAAGACCATTTGCAAGATCATGTATCAACTCTAACGCTGGTGTGACCAGAGGAACAAAGCGCGTGAAAATTGCTTGAAACTTTTCTCCAAACTTTACAATATCTTTTAATGCTTTGTTGAAATCTTCTTGAACTTTCGCTGATTTATCCATTTCAACTTGTTGGTCTCTAAAGGCAGTTAGGCTCATTCCAAATATTCTTTGTGCCTCAGAAAGATCACTTATACCAGCAGCAGCTGCAATTGCTTTCTGCTCAAAGCGACCAAGTTGATCAAATGCTACACCTGTTGCCTGAGTAGAGCGAATAAGCATCTCAATTCTTTCGCTTTCTGTCGCCATTAACATTTCTTGTGCGGAAATTTGCGTGCCCAAGATTGCATTTAGCTTACCAGCAGTTTCCGCAGAATCAGAAAAGGTATCAAACTTATTTGCCAGATCAAGCATTTTGCTTGTTTCAACACCAGCCAAACGAGCAGATCCTGCGATACCCTGAAATACATCAATGGCCTTATCTCCATAAACAGCGAGAGTTGGAAGGGCCGATTGGAAATCTTTTGTTATCTTTGATGTTGAAATACCGATTCTCGGGCCCATCATGGCGAGTTGTTTAGCAAGGGCCGCAGACTCTTCTGTCGATTTACCTAAGTTCGTGGAAAAGAAATTCAATAGATTTATAGCAGTTGTACCCTCAACGCCAAACTTACCAAGTTGTGATGTTAGCTCAACTAAGGAAGTCTGTGTCGCATCAGAAGCACCTCTAAAGCCTATAAAACCTTCAAACAATGCTTGTGTTGCTTTACCTGATTCTTCAAGGGTTACATTGAACGCCCTGCTGTTTGCTTGTGCTTCCTGAATAACACCAGTAAATCCACGACCAGCACCTGTTGCTGCGGCAAAATTAGAAGCAACCTGATCAAGAGCAATAATGTTCTTAACAATTGATTCTGCGAAGGCCGTAAAAACTGCTGCAATTGCATTGGTCATATTAAAGGTAGAAACAAATGTTCTAGCAAATTCTTTTTGCTTTTCGGCATTACCATCAAGGCTCTCTGCTAAAGACTTCGTACTATTTACAAGTTTTATAGCACCTTTGTTGCTCATACCAATGTGAGTTGCTATGCTTTCAAAGGTATTTCTATATTCTTTACCTTCGTTATTGGAGATCTTAAGTTTTTCGTTATTGTCTTCTACAAGCTTATTTATCTCAGCTTGAGCTGCTGCGATATTTCCATATTTCTCAACAAGTTCTTTTGCGCGATCGCTTAAGACAGCATCTTCATTTAATGCTACTTCTAGTTCTGTTTGTAGAAGTTTTAATCTTTCTTTTTCAATTTCGAGGGATGCTCGATTAGACCTCTGAACATCTCCAATCGAATCAGCAATTCTCTTCTGTAATTCGGCTTCCTCTCTTTTAGCAGCATTAAGTTTTTCAACTTCTTCTGTTGTCTTGGGAATTTTAGATGTCTTAAGTTCTTCAAGCTCTTTTTTGAGTTTGTCAAATTCTTCTTGTGTAACAGCCACTTATTAAGCCTCGTCAACAAACGGCCAAGTAATGCCTGTTTTCTGTTCAAAGTTTTGAACTGCCTGATTTAGAACTATTCTTTGCTTCGTCGTCATCGGGTGATCTTTTCCAAACTGCGTATAAGCCTCAAGATATTCTTTCTCGGCCATGATAGCGTTAGCATATGCCCTTACATCTTCGACCTCTCCTCGTATAACAAAGTTAAGTGAATTTTCTTCATTCAAATTAGCAACCATATCGACATCTTTTCCATAAATGTATTTGAGAATGGTTTTATTCCATGCTCCAAAAGCCTTCATCCAAGATTCGGTCAATAGTTTAGAATTTCGAGTAAAATCGATCATAGCAAGTTCTCCATGTTATAAATAGTTTTATAAACAAAATGCCCTCTCGGGCATCAGTTCATTTCTTCATTGCTTTTTCATATGCCTTGGCTTCATCTTCAAAATGCTTCTGTAATCTCTTAGAGAACCAGTTACGAAGACCAACAGGTAAATTATAAGCTTCGATAAAGGACCATGAGCCGTGATGAGTCAGAAAAAAGAATTGCTCATACACTGCTTCCATGTATTTATCTGTCAGGCCAAAGAAAGTCTGCCCCAAAGGGCACCTCCAGTTCTTGCTCATGTCCGCAAGTACTACATTCAAAGTCTTCAGCAATTTTTATATCAGGGGATACCATCTTGTAGGCTAAACGCAGATGTCTTGCATCACGAAGAGGCATGTTATCAACATAGTGATTGACAGTATTTCTTTCTGTTAAACCCTCAACTGATACAATCATTCTTTTATATTGATCAGTCATTGTAGTTTCTGCAAGTCCGCCTTTGGATTTATTTTTACTCAACTGAGCGATGTATTTTTCATCTTTACCTGTTAACAGCTTAACTTCAACGGTAAACTTCGTATAAGGCATTTTGATGGTGAAAGTACCATTTTCAGTTCTACTTATTCCTAAGTCAGTATCATATTTTGATTCTAATATTTTTGGTGCTGTTAGGTCAAAAGACATTTCTGTCTTTGTAGAACAGTTAGGGCATGCAACCTGCGTTTCATACTGGGGACCATAGCCAGAGGCTCTAGCAGCAATAAGAATAGCATTTTTATCTCCAATCAAGAGATCATCAACACTGACACCTGAGTCGCAGATAATATTTTGCAAAAATCTATCAACTGCTATTCCTTTCTTCAATAGAGTTGCTGATGTGAGGATATCTTCTTCCTTCGCGGTCATAAATTTGATTTCAATAACATCTTTTCCGCTTAGTGGGTGTGTTGCTGTATACCCTTGTCCTTTAGATGGTAACTCGACAAACTCAGTTGGAGCAACAAAATTCAGCGGAGATAAGACAGCCGCCGGTGCTTTAGTTTCTTCTTTTTGGTCGTTAGCACCTAAACGATCCATATTATTTCTAACTGACAAATTTCACCTCTGTTGTTATTATGTCTGCAGTTCAGCCCAATCATAAGAGATTGTAAGCTGTAGGGTGACCAAAGCATCTGATTCATAATCTAGGTCACCAAAGTTGGTTGATTTTATAAAAGCCCCTTTTAATCTCCAAGTTTCGATCGCCTTTCCGTCGGCATCTAACTGCTGTATTGTTAGCTCATTGAGATAATCAGCAGCGGCTCCTTTGGAGATACCTTCTTTATTGGTGAAGGCAGTTGGATAATTGTACCCTGTTTTTATTATCTGGTCTAATAATCCTTGTGTTTTCTCACCAGTATCAACAATAGTCATTGTGATATCATTCCATGTAAGGATACTTGGGTATTTGAATTTGTGATTTACAAGCTGGTGTTCTGTGCTCGAAACCTCAAACGATGGCTTTGAAACAGCTTTAGCCCAATACCAAACAGCTTCGGTGTCTTGCGTATTGCTAACAAGAAAGCGAAACTGTCGTATAGGTTGGGTATCACCGGTTGACCAAAAAGCCATCTAAACTCCGTATCTATTGGGGTGTAGAAGGTGGAGTTACACCAGCTTTGTATTGTTCATCACCAGAATGATCCGGAGAGCCGTCTCCAAATGTACAAACAGCCCAATCATAACGAATACCAAGCTCAACTGTTCTGAGAGCATCATCTTCGTATGAAAGATCACCAAACTTTACAGATTTAATGAAAGGATTCTGGAGATCCCATTGTTCTATTGTTTTACCGTCAGCATTTAATACTTGGATTTGTATGTTTTGGAGACCAGCAACTGTTGCTTTTCTTTTAGAAATAGTGTGCCTTTGGTTTTCAGGCATAGATTCTTGATTTGGGATCATATAACCTGATTTGAAAAGATACTCGTTTGTCTTATGAACAGCGTCAGGAGAGATTGGATCAACTAAAGTTAAAGAAACTTCAGTCCAAGAGACTTTACCCGGAAAGTAATATTTGTTTCCAAGAAATGAGTGCTCTACTTCTCCAACATCAAATGATGGTGTGTTCACTTGCTTTGCCCACCATACAACATCGTCTCCAATTTGAACGACGAATCTAAATCCTCTTTTTGGTTCTACATCAGCGGTTGACCAGAATGCCATAATTAATACTCCTTTTACTTAATTAGTAATGATTAGAATTGAACACCTGATCTGGTGATAATAAAGTCCACGGCAATGAACTCAATAGCACGAGCAGGCTTGATATAGACCTTAGCATAGAGGATGTTTCTATCTTGAAGATCTGGTGTGGTTGTTGAAGAGTCAAGTTGTACTTTATACTCAACTATACCACCTTGAGATTGAATACTAGCAAGAACACGGTTTGCTCTTGAAGAAAATCTATTCCAAGTTGATTGTATATTGTTATCAAACAAAATAGTATCAGCAATAGCACCGATTTGCTTCTTAACATAAATCATTAAACGACGAACATTAATTCTGTCTAAAGCGCTTGGGGTTTGCTGAAGTGTCTTTTGGCCGAAGATAACAAACTCCCCTTGAAGTCTAGCGATAGGATTTATATTTGATTCGTATAAATCATCACGGTTAGCTTTGTTGAGCGTCTCGGCTGTTGAGGAAACAAGAGGCCCATTAGCGCCACCAAGTTGTCCAATTCCTCCACGGTTAAATCCCGCAGGAGCAAACCAAGGGTAAGACAGCTTTTGTGACTTGCCAATTGCTCCGATAGCAGCAACAGTTGGAGGAACAGCAATGATAGTACCGTTTCCACCCGGATTGCTTACGCGAACCCATGGATGATAAGCAGCAGCATATGATGAGTCAAACTGTCTAGATCTAGCAGAAGTAATAACTGCTGCTGTAGTTCCAGCAGATTCAGTTGTGTTTGTTTCTGCTAATGGTGTATAGGCACTCTCTAAGTCGATCAAAGCAAGACAGTCTTGTCTTTCATCTGCTACTTCGATCATTCTATCTGTGATAGAAGACTTATTAACACCCGGCATAGCAAGGAGATCCATCTCAACTGTCTCAGTATCAGCAGCCATATCGAGCACTTTATTCAAAGTGTAGAACTCGTAACTTGTAGCATCACTGCTTCCAATTGAAACATTATTAAAAGGATTGAGTTCCCTAATGTCTATTCCATCAAAGCCGCCGAAGAAAGGAGAACTAAATCTCTTAACTCGTGCTGTCTGTAGTAGAGCAAGTGTGCCGCTACCAGCAGTATAGGAGGTTCCATCTGCTCTAGAACCATCAGCCCAATAATAACGACCTGAGCTGTCTTCTTTGACCTCATCCATTGTAAAGATGAAAGATCGTTCGGTTGAGTCTGAACTCGTATCACCTTGAATGTCTAAAGCAGCAGGTAAATCGCGAATGATA